GTTGTTGAATATTTGCTGGGTAAGTAAACGGTTGCTGAGCATTTCTGCTATTCGGTTGTTGAATATTAGCAGGATATGTAAAAGGAACCTGACTATTTCTTATATTAGGTTCTTGTGCGCTTACTGGATTCTGATATGTAAACGGTGACCTATGGTCATATGTAAAAGGTGACCTTGCAATAGCTTGATAAGTTGAAGGAGACCTATAATTATATGTGAAAGGTGACCTATGAGAGTAAGTATTAGGTTGTCTTGCCTGTCTTATATTCGGTTCCTGTGCGTTTGCAATGTAAGGATAAGGTTGTTGTGCTGACCTTATGTTTGGTTCCTGTGCGTTTGCAATGTAAGGATAAGGTTGTTGTGCATTCCTGATATTAGGCTCTTGAGCATTTGCAATATAAGGGTAAGGCTGCTGAGCACTACGAATATTGGGTTCTTGAGCATTTGCAATATAAGGATAAGGTTGTTGTGCTGACCTTATGTTTGGTTCTTGAGCATTTGCAATATAAGGATATGGAACCTGAGTTAATTCTTGACCTGAAGCGTTATTCCACCCTGAAGGTGTTTTAATATAAATTTGGTCAACTGCTTTCCAGTTGTTAGGCCCTGTCTTTACCCAAGCTCCTTGGGTTTTGTTCCACCCAGTAGGGGTCTTAACCTTTTGATTACCTGATGCCATCTAAATTGTTATCCTCAAAAATATACTCTTATTTATTAAGAGTAAAGAATCCATAAATCCCCAACTGCACCGTCTGAACCTGTAGGTGCTGAAGTTGATTGGTATACATTTCTTGCTGTTCCGCCTGAATTAGTTGCATTTGTTATTGTTAATGCACCAGTATTTACTGCACTTGGTGTAATAGTCAAGTTACCTGTTGAAGCACCAGTGAATGAACCTGTTCCAAAAGTAACTGCGTCTGCACTTTCGTCCCAACCGATAAACACATTGTCTGAACTTCCTCTTTCAATTACGAAACCAGCGTCATTTGAAGGTGAACCTGAAGTTCCAGTTCCTAACTCAATCAATGCATCATCGATTGTTGTATTTGTAGAAGATACAGTTGTTGTTGAACCGTTAACTGTAAGGTTACCTGAAAGTGTTAAGTTTGCAAACTGAACATTACTGTTTGTTGCAACTGCCTGACCGATACTAAACTCACCACCTGAATATGATACACCAGTTCCAGCACTTAAATGAGCTCTAACTTCTGCTGAATTTGGGCCGACATATGTAATAACACCACTTGAATTATCATATGCAAGTGAACCGTCTCCACCTGAATCTGTTACTGAGATAGCACCTCTTGCATCTGAGTCTCCATAAGCTGCAGAACCAGCAAGTGTTAATGTTCCTGCTGAATCGTCATAAGTTGCAGTTATATTTGAACCACCAACTATAAGAGCTGCAACTCTATCGTCAACTCTTTCGTTTGTGAAGTATAGATTACTTGAACCCTCTGAAAGAGCATCTGTATCTGCAAGAACAGTTCCACCCAATGCAGTAGAAGTTCCACCGATTGTGATTGAACTATTTGATAATGCACTGTTAGGTATTGAACCTGCTAATTTACTTGCAACAATTGAACCTGCTAACATGTCGTTAGTGATACCACCTGATTTTACTTGAAGTGAATCTGAATCTATTTCGATTGAACTGTCGTCTACTTGAACATTAAGGGTTACTGCACCTGTAGTTCCACCACCTGTTAAACCTGACCCAGCAGTAACTCCTGTTATGTCTGCTTGGTTAGTATTTGCAATGGTTAGTGTTCCAGCTGCATCGTCATATGTTTTTGAGATACCTGTTCCAGCAACTATAAGTGAAGCAACTCTATCGTCTACTCTTTCTGAAGTATGGAATAAATTTGTTGAACCTTCTGTAATGTCATCTGAATCACCTGATAGTTCTGATAATGCGTCTTTACTTGCAACTTGAGAATCTACATATGCTTTAACTGATTGTTGTGTTGGAATCTGTGTAGCAGAGTTCGAAGCCATATTGTCTTCGTCTAATATTGCAGTTCCACTTACACCAGTATTTAAAACTGCACTTGTAAGTGTTTTGTTTGTTAATGTTTGTGAACCTGTTAATGTTGCAACAACTGAAGTATCTACTTCGATATCGTCTGCATTTACTGTAATACCTGTTCCTGAACCAATATTAAGTGTTGCATCACCTGAAGTTGCAGTTCCAGTCAAACCAGCACCAGCATTAACTCCTGTAATATCACCTACATTACCAGTGATTGTAAGAGTTCCAGCAGAATCATTATAAGATAATGATACCCCTGAACCTGCTTGAAGTAAAGTTCCTGCTATGTGGTCGTCAATAGTTTCTAAAGCATTTGTTCCGATTGAAGCTGCAGTTAAGTCTCCTGAGCTATCAATAACTTCTGTTGTTCCTACAGTAAGACCATTCTTGATTATAAAATTTTTCGATGTCATTAGAATGACCCTCCATTAACTGTCGGTAAACTTAGTTCTCCATTACTAGAATTGTAACTTAGATTTGTTTCTCCACTTGCAAGTGAGATAGCACCTCTTGCTCTTGCATTCGTGAAGTATTGATTCGTGGAACCTTCTGAAAGATTATCAGAATCTAACTCTGATAATGCAGTAGAAGCTAATTTACCTGTTGAAGATATCACCTCTGTAGAACCAACCGTAAGTCCATACTCTATAACGAAAGTGTTTTTTGTTGCCATTTACCGTGTCCTCGATTACATTTGGTTTGTATACTTGTATTTATCAATCCGCCGTCTTCATCTACACCGTATACAAAAACTAATTAAACTTTTTTTTCTTTAAACTGCGACTGTTATCTTTTTAAACTTAAAGACAGTCGAATTGGTCGAAGCAGGGGTGACTCTGACTCTCAAAGTCCCTATGTTTATATCCACTGAGAAGGTTGCAAGTTCTGAAGAACCTGTTAACACCGTTCCATATTGTGAAATATAGGCACTCGTTCCGTCATGAACAATATTTAATTCAGTAAATTGATAGTCTCCACTCGTTGAATCTGATATAGAAACATAATAGTTTGCACTTCTTACTGAATTAGTTGCAAAAGTATCTAAATTTGTGGCAGAAGTTGAAGTAGTTGTAACACTTCCACTATCTAAACCACCAGCTGCGTCTTGGAATGATAATGTTCCTGACCCATTTGTTGTTAATACTTGTCCGTTTGTCCCGTCACTAGTAGGATATGTTATACTTGACCCTGTTATACTGTTTGTTGCAGTAATTGTTGTTGCAGTCAAGTCTCCGACCTGTAAATCTGCAAGTGCATATCCTGTTCCACTTGTATTTACTACTGTTGTTGGTTCGGATTCTAATCCGTCAAACAGTTTCCATGTGGAATCACTTGCATCTCTGAACAACCCTGTATATTCTGAAGCACCACCGTCTGATAAACCGTCATTATAGTTTCCATAGAAACCTATATCCAGTGTATCTGAAGAGGTATTTGCATTTGCAAATTCCATTAATGAATCTGCTACAGAAGTGGTAGTCGAGTTTACAGTAATTGTAGAACCATTTACAGTTAAATTACCTGTAATAGTTGCATTTCCGTCAACCGATAAATCACTTGCTGTTTCTAAACCTAAGTCTGCAATGAATTTCTTTTGAGTTGCCATAAATCTATTTATATATTTTGGGGCTAGAATAAAAAAAAGGGGACTTGAAGTCCCCTTTTAATCGATTTAAATAAGATTACGCATCTACCAATGTTCTGTCAAACTTAATTACTGTTGAGTTTGAAGAAGCTGGTGTGCATCGTAGTCTAACATTTGCTCCTGATATATCAGCATCGAATGTTGCAAGATTTGTATCTTTCAATGTTCCATATTGAGTCAAAGTAACAGCAGAACCGTCATGGACTAACATTACTTCTGTTGAATGGAAGTTTGTTCCTTCAGACATTGCAACGATATATCTAGCAGCTCTGAAATCAGCATGTGCAAAAGTATCAAGACTAAACTGAGTTGTAGAAGTCTTAGTTTCTGAACCTCTCTTCTTGTTTTTATCCTGAGTCTTTTTACTTGTTTTGATTACATCATCTGTAGAATCATATTCGATGTGACGAATAAGTTCTGCAAGTTTAAATGATTTACTAATTGCCATTTCTTATTCCCCCTATGAATGTCTAATTTGGAATGTATCCACTGTTGTGTTAGTGTTAGTAGGTGTAATGAGAAGTCTCATGTTACCTGAATTAACATCTGCACTCAATGAAAACAGAGACGAATTAGAATACACATCACCGTATTGAACGAAGTATGCATCTGTTCCGTCATTGATTAATAAAACCTCTGCAGCGTGTGTCCCTGCTGAAGCATGAGTTGCGTTTATCACATACTTAATTGCCTTGTTGGCAATTCCGTTTGCAGATAATACTTGGTTTGCACTGGTTGTTGTCAAAGAAGTTTCAGTATAGAAACCTTGCACTAAGTTTAGTGCAGACACAGCCACTACCTCTAAAATATCACCCGATATCGCATTTGCTTGTAAAGTGATAGTAGAACTATTTGTTGCAGTGTAGTCTGAACCACCGTCAATGAGTTTAACACCATTTAGGAAGACTTGCTCTACGCCTGGATTATAGGATAGAGAGTTTCCGTCATCATCGTTTCCTGTGAAAACTGTTTGGTTACTCGTTACGGTGTATTTGAAAATGTCCACACCACTACTGGACAATGTTGTGAATGATAGTGTTCCTGAACCGTTGGTCTGTAGAACCTGACCACTCGAACCATCACTAGTAGGAAATGTGATAGCGTCATTAATTGTTAGAGAGGCTGGGTTTGACCCGACCTCGACTACTGATGCTGAACCGTCATTCTTCTCGGTATAAAATCTACCGTGATAAGTATTGACAGCTAATTCTCCAAGTGCTAAATCACTTGTAGTAGGCACATCATTTTGTGTAGAACTTCTCTTAAATTGAATAACTGTTGCCATCGTTTCCTCCTATAGAAAGTCTAATTAAAATGTTCCACCATCTATAGCAGTTACGGTTACAGCACCACTTGAAACTGTAAAGTTGTCTGATGAGAAAGAAGCAATACCTTTATTAGAAGTTGTTGCATCTTCACCAGCTACTGTTACTGTTCCACCTGAGTATGTTGCGTCCATACCCTCGCCTGCTGCCACGATTACGACACCAAGATTTGACCCTGTTCCAGTTTCGGCTGCAATTGTTATACTACCGTCTGCATTTGTTACATCGATACCTTCACCAGCAGTTAGAGTTCCAGCTGCAAAGTCACCATTTGTTCCGTGACCAATTAACAACTGACCTGCTGTTGGGGCAGACCCGTCTATGCTTGTGATTGAACCACTTAATGCAAGACCTGAACCTTCGATACCACCGAATGCAACATTACCAGCACTTCCTGAGAACACTGAAGATGTATCTGTTGCATCTGCAATAAAGGTAAATTTATTTGTTGAGTCGTCAAAACCGAAGAAACCAGTTTTAGCTCCACCATTATTGTATAAGAATTTAATACCTCTATCTAGGTTGTCATCTGAACCTGATTCACCTAATTCGAAAATAGGGTCATCGATAGATACTGTTGTTGAGTTTACAGTAGTTGTTGTTCCGTTAACTGTTAAGTTACCTGAAACTGTTAAGTTTCCTGAAGCAGCGATGTTTGTAGATGTGATATCGTCTGATGTTAGTGTTCCGTCAACATCGACATTGTTAAATGTGACATTATCAGTTGTTCCAACTGACTGACCAATATTAACTGTTAATGTGTTTCCTGAACCTGCTGTTGTTACACCTGTTCCACCTGCGATATCAAGAGTTTCACTATCTAAATCTATAGATAATGCACCACCTGAGTCACCTTGGAAGTCTAGGTCTTGAGCAGTTAATTGACTGTCAACATATGCTTTAACTGATTGCTGTGAAGGAACTTTAACTGCTGAATTTGAAGCCATGTTGTCTTCGTCAACAAAGAAGTCAATTTTCCCAATAGTAACATTACTATCTGCAATCATTGCTGTTTCAACAGCAGAGTTTGCGATTGTTACTGCACCACTTGAAGCAAGTGAGATATCTCCACTAATTGCGACATTATCAAAACTATCTGAACCGTCATGAACAAGAACATGTCCTGCTGCTGGGTTAGAAATATCTGAATCTGTTGCACCTGCTAATGTAGATGTTGTTGATAGGAATGAAAGGTTACCTGAACCGTCTGTTCCAAGAACTTGTCCATTACTTCCGTCTGCAGACGGTAAGACTAATGTATGTGAACTTGCAACTGAGTCGGGTGCTTTAAGACCTACAAAATGAGTTCCGTTGTCTGAATCTTCCAAAAATTGAACTGAACCACCTGTAGATGAACCATTACCAACTTTAAAGTTAGCAGGGGTTGCAGTAGAACCAGCAAGAATATCAGTATAATACTTACCACCAATTGCTTGAATTAGAGGAGTAGAGTTATCTGAATCTACGGACTCAATGTATAGTTTTGCACCAGCACCTGAATTCGACCTATCTTGCACATAAGCCAATTCACCTTCTGCTAAGTCTGAGACTGCAGGGGCTGTTAGACCAGTGCTTCTTTTGATTTGAATTACTGTTGCCATTTTCTTTTTTTCTCCTACGAAAAAATATAAAATTAATTAATTAATTTTTCTCTTCACTATCCGAGAAAGACTCATTCTATAATACTATCCCCTCACTATGGGGTTCGTGTCTCACTGAATGACACATTGATTTGTTAAAGTATTTATGCGTTAGAAAGTCCCACCGTCTATAACATTAGTGGTTTTCCATTTGTCTGAAGCTTGGTCGTATTGTAGAAGACCTTTATCTGTTTCTGCAGCGTCTACATCATTCAATTCTTGAATAGATTTTTGAGTAATATCTGTTCCCGCTGCACCTGAACCAATTGCAACTTGTCTTGCACGAACATTACCAGTTCCTTGAACTCGTCCGCCAATTGCTCCCTGTCTGTTTACTACACCTTTAATTGCCATAATTACCTCGTTACGCCTGGGGTTACTACTGCTTGACCTTCTACAACTCTAGTTGTTATTCCACCAGCACTTGTAATATTTAAGTCATATACATATCGACCTGCGTCTAAAGCAGTTGTTTGTGTATCATTTAATGATAATGTAACTGCTCCTCCAGCATTATTATGTGAAGAAGTGAAAGTTTGACTGACATTTGAGGAACTATATGTCTTTCTGATTTGTGCAGCTGCACTATATCCAGTTAGGTCTAATACATTCCCTGATGAATCTGTTACATCTACAGTAATAGAAAAGTCTGTTCCTTGGTCGATAAATATGTTTGCAATAATAGCCATAAAACTATTTATACAAAAAGTTAGCCCTTAGAGAATTGTGCGTTTGGAACTGATTGGTGAATCTTTTCTACCGTTCCACTATCGTTTACATAAACCTCTTCTACTTTTTCAACACTTCCACTATTATTTCTGAAAATACCCTTAACTTTTGCTACTGGGCCAATAGGTCTTGTAGTAGAATAAGGTGTTTGTCCTATTGAAGGAGACCTATGGTCATATGACACCTGATAGTTAAACTGATATGGGAACGGTTGTCTTGCAGGCAAGATATTAGGTTCTTGGTGGTTATCAGTTCTTTGATATATTGAAGGTGACCTATGATTATAGAAATTAGGTTGTCTAGTCGCTGCAATATATGGATACGGTTGTCCAGCATCTCTAATATTTGGTTCTTGTTGATTTGCAATATAAGGATAAGGATTTTGTCTATTTGCAATATACGGACTTGATTCTTGAGCATTTGCAATATACGGACTTTGTTTACTTGCAATATATGGACTTGTGTTCTGAATACTTGCAATATACGGATACCTTGTTTGTTTTATAGTCGGGTTCTGTTGTTGTGCTTGTGCAATATAAGGACTTGGTTGTTGTGCAATAAAAGGACTTCGTTGTTGTGCTTGTCCAATAGTCGGGTTTTGTATATTTGCTTGATATGTATACGGTTGTTGTTGACTGATTATTGGAGTCGTTCCTATTGCTTGATATGTAAACGGGTTTGGTTGTTGAGATTGTGCTGAACCAGGCGACCTATATTGATAATCAATAGGTTCACCGTATCTTCCACCACTTGGCCTTATTCCCCATTCGGGATTCTGTGCTTGTCCGATAACTGGGACTGGATTCTGTGCTTGTGCAATATAAGGATACGGTTGTTGCACCTGATTACCTTGAGCAGTAGAAGGGACTTGATAAGGCCCAACGGCTGGTGACCTATATGAATATATTGTCCAATATGGGTCTATCTCGGGTTCAAATCTTGAAGGATATGGTGGAGTATAAAAAGGTGGAGCTCCAATCTGAGTAGTCCCAGTGGAGGGCACCTGCTGGTTGCCTTGAGCAGTAGTTTGAATATTATACGGAGCTCCTCCTGCTTGTGCTACTGGTCTTCTTGCAGCTTGAACTGGGTAAGTCGAAGGGTTTGCATTTTGAGTATTATAAGGACTTGGGTCTCTTGCATCATACGAACTCCTTGCTTGTCCTTGATAAGTAAATGGGTTCGGTGACCTATGCTGATAAGGTGTTTGTCCTCTTGCCTGATAAGTAGATGGTGACCTTTCCGTTGCATTATAGATAACTGGTTGCCTATGTTGATATGTAAATGGACTTTGACTTTGTGCTTGATAAGTTGTAGGTGTTTGTCCTTGTGCTTGATATGTGCTTGGAGACTGGAATTGATATGTTATTGGTGTTGTTCCTATTGCAATATAGAATCCAGGCGATTGGATACTTCTAATAAAAGGGTGTTGTCTATTTGCAGTATTCTGAGAAGTAAAAGGACTTCTTGCACTAAAAGTAAAAGGATTTTGTCCTTGTCTTAAAGTTTGTCTTATTGTTTGTCTTGATACTGGGTTCTGAACTTGTATAGTTGTTTGACCCTGATAGGGTTGTTGAATCTCCGAACCTATATTTACATAAATTTCGTCAGCCATATCATACTACAAACCAAAGGTGACCAGTCGATGTAGAACCAGCACTTGAAGGTGCTGAGTTAACTATTTCATAATCCAATTCGACATCATCACCATCGATTTTCACTCCGTTTGAAGTATTAACTGAGAAGACACCTGACCCACTCATTGCAAGTCCACTGCCTCCACTTAAATAAGATTGAACATCTGAATCACCATATTGTGCAGAACCATTGATTGTCAATGTTCCAGCATTGTCGTCATATGATGTTGAGATACCTGTTCCACCAACAATTAATGTATTAACTCTATCGTCAACTCTTTCATTTGTAAAATATAAATTACTTGAACCCTCTGTTACTGTATCAGAAGTTTGTTGATTAGTTGGAACATATTTACTTGAAGAAGCATTATATACTAATATCTGACCGTCTGAAGGTGCAGTAGTGTCAACATCACTTAAATCTGTTATTTGGTGATTTGTAATACTTGATACTGTTCCAGTCAATGCACCTGTAGAAGCGTCTAAAACAACTGAACCACCATGTTTAACATCACCAGTGATATCACCAGTAACATTTCCAGTTAGGTTACCAACTAAAGAAGTAGAAGTAAGAGAACTAAATCCAGTTCCAACTCCACCTGTAATAGTTGCAGTCCCGTCTGTTAATGTAGGTGCTTCTAATGAATGACCTGTATCGACTTTAACATTACCGTCAACAAAAGTGTTACCTTCTAACTGAACCTGATATCCTGATTGTAATGATACTGCAGCTGCAGATGTTCCATTTAATATGACTCCGTTTGAGTTAATGTTGTAAATTGTGTTCTCTGCTGTTTCTGTAAACTGACCACCACCAGCACCACCGTCTGCAGCTACACCTGATTGAGAACCAGTGTATGCATATACAGTTAAAATTTGACCAGCAGTAGGAGCTGCATTCAAGAGGATACCAGTATAGAATAATCCTTGAGGTATTTGAATTGTATAACCGTTTGCACCAGCACCACCTTCTACTAAGTGAACTCCGTCTAGGTATACTTGAACTTTACCTTGTCTATATCTTAAAACATTTCCATTTGCGTCTGCACCTGAATATGATTGGTCTGTAGTTGTTGTATATTCGAATGTTTGTAAGAAGAATGTTTTATCTTCAAGGACATTAATTGCATCAACAAGAGAGTTAGGGTTATTAAGAGTTCCTCTTAAACCCGTGATACTTCCCACTTCATTATTCAGTGTATTGAACGAATTTCTAAATTCGTTTAAAGTCTGTTCTGCATTTACTTGATTAGCCATGTGTTTTCTCTATAAGTTCTTTCAATAGTCCTTTAATTTCACCTATTTCATTCTTTAGATTATTTATATCTTCTCTCTGAGCTCTATATACTTCTCTTCTTCTCATTGTCAATCTGTATTGTTCAATATCAGTATTGATAATTGCATGAGAAGATTCGTCTCTCTCTAGGTGGGTATGTCCTTCTACCTTTATACCCATTATGCTAATGCCATTACCCTTAGAGACGATACCATAGGAACAGCACATGTGTTTGTTCCTTGTCCTACAATTTTAATTACGAATGCAGTGAACTCGGGTAAGTCTTCTGCAGTATATTCGTATTCCTTAAAGTTTCTTCCGTCTACTTCAATTGCAGTATCGGGTGAACCGTCTGTATTGAAGAACTCAAAACCTATATCATCAAGAGGTGTGTTTTCATCTGCCTTGATAATCTTAAACATATACTTAAATTCAGTGTTAGGTGGTCTAAAGTTATCTGCAATAACTTTTAGACTCGTAGCAGGAGTTTTAAGGTTCACTTTCCTTGTTACATAAACGAATGCATTACTGTCCCCTTCGGGTTCAGTAGACGGCACATATGTAACTCCTGAAGGCACATCACTACTTGAATCTATGTTGTTTAGTCTGTTTGCAATTGCAATACAACCGATTGTTCCAACATCTATAACTGGAGATACATTCTGATTTACTGAATATAATTGTGTCAATAAACTGAATGACCTTTGTGATTGCATTTCATTTGTTTCGTTAATTGGTGAAGCAACAACGCCTGGGTTATCTAAGAATGTATTATCATTCAAAGTAATAAAGTTGTTTGTTGACCTCTTAGTATAAACTGTATCACCACTTCCTATGACACCTTCGGGTGATTTCATTGCAGTTGTATTAATACTTGCAATAATTTTTGAACCACCAATTTGTGTTGAAGGAATCATTGTATGTAATGCGTCAAAGTAATAGTTTCTCTGTAGTTTAACAGCTTCTCCACCACCTGAAGTAGATTCTAATGCATCGTATCCAGTTGCTAATTTATTTGCACCTATGTAACTTGATAGGTCAACTGCAATATCAAACGAATCAATTCCAGTATTTGATATAGAAGTATATGTTACTGCACTTGAACCACCGATTGCATCTACTGGGATACCACCTAGTGTCTGACCAACTGAAGCAACTGTTACAGTCATATCTGCTTGACCACCGTCAAAGTTTTCTAATGTGATTACATCATTTACACTATATCCTTGGCCTGGGTTTGTAATTCTAACATCACTAACAGCACCACTTGCAATTGTAACACTAAAGATTGCACCTGAACCACCTACTGGTGATACTGAGGTTGCAGCTATTGTATAAGTTCCGTCACTCAAACTAGTATTGTCTGTTATGTTTGCACCACTTGTTGATAATACAGAACCAATTCTATCACCAGTGATTCCTGATAATTGAGTATTAGAAGTATTATCATATAATCCGTGTAAGTATGCAGCGACTTTAACTGTATTACTACTTACAGTAGTTTGTATTGGGTTCTTTGCAAGTGTTGATAAATCTAAATCTTTGTTATCAAAATATATTGAAGGTATTTTAGAAGTATCAAATTTTGCAATCTTCATGTTAAACTTCAAGTCGTCTGTCTGTTCTGCAGTCCATGTTGAAGCATTTTGAGACATGAATAATGAACCAGCGTATGGTTGTCCTGATATTTGTTGTCCTGAGATTAAATCTGTTTCACCCATTCTAGATATCCAACATTCATATTCGTTTGAGTTTGAGTAAACCACAAAACAGTATTCTTTCTTCTCTTCAACATATACTGGTGAATCGAATGTGAATGTAGTTGAAACTGAACCGTCTGCAGATACATTAACATCACTTGGATTCTTTGTTACTGTTGAGAAAGGTAAAACTACTTGGCCTGGATATCCATTAACCATGTTTCTGATTTCTACTGATACAGGCATATGTGAATCTTTTGCTTGGAAGAACAAGTCAATTGAAGTCAACATCATACCACCACTTGCTTCACATAAGAATGATTGTGCAAGTGGGTCTCCCCAGCCCCTCTCTAAGAATGAACCTCTTCTAGGACTATCAATTATAGGGAATACTGGAACTGGTAATGCTGGTGGTTCGGGTGGTGGCACTGGTATATTAATAACTGGTGGCACGAAAACCTCGGGTGGTATAACCACCTCTATTGTTGTAGGTGTTGGAACCACTATTGGAGTAGTATCGACTGGAATATCGGGTGCAACCGTATCGACTGCAGATATATTTAATCTTTCACCTCTCCTTTGTGTTCTTCTTTCACCTGAAGTATTTTGTGTAATAACCCTACCATTTCTTGTTGAAACAATTTCTGTTTGTGAACTGTTCAATAGACCTTGTGCTTGATATGTTGCAGAACCTTGACTTGGTGGATTAGATAGGTTATAGAATGAAGAAGTTAACTTCAACTCTCTCTGACCAGTTGGGAATCTTTGAGTTGCACTATTTGGAAGTTCAAAGAATCCTCTTAATCTACCATTACCGTCTGATTGTAAGTTTGAAGCTACAGTCAATCCACCGTCTGCTGAATAAGGTGCAGAATGTGGTCTACAGAATTTATCTACTCTGACATTATCAAAGAAGAAGAAATGATTTGTGTTTGGTTTTAAGTTAGTTGCATCTATCTCAATAGTCCTTGCTCTCATGAAAGGAATAATAGATACTGACACAACTCTGTCGTTTCTTGTTTCTACAAAGTCTTCTACTACTGAAGTTGTGATACCTGTTCTTGTTTGAATCTCAGGTGTCTCTGTAATTTCTCTAGTTATTTCTTGGCCTGCTTGCCATGTTCCACCTTGAGAAGGGTCACCACTCCAACTTCCTGCTGAAGTTGATTGGACTTCTGAACTAACTTCTGCTGGTTCACCTACCCATGTTGTTTGCCATGAGTTCCAAACAGTTCCTAAAGAGTTTCCAACTCCCGCCATAACTGCATCGAAATTACCTTCTCTGTTTATTCTGACATCAGGTAATCTTTCTGTATCGTTCCATATATCGGTGCCTGGCGTTAGTTTAACATTACCTATGAATGCAAAGACATGATATGGATTAACATTTATGTGTCTTGAAGCTTTATCTTGATTTACATATGATATAGGTGTATATGGTAATGTAATCAAATCTCCAGTTTTTTGATAGTTTGAAGATGTTGTAGTATTTAAATCTAAGTCAAAGAACTGTTGTAAGTTCTGAGGTCTTAACATACCCATTTTAGTATCGATTGCACATTTATAATCGGGGTGATTGACATCACCAATCTTATGACCTCTAAAGTTGTCTACTAAGAAACCTGATTTAAATCTATCGAAACCGTCTGCGTCTAAAATCTGTTTTGTTTGAGTATCTTTCTCTAACATAGATAGAGAAGTTACTCTTTCTAAGTTTGTGACCCTGTTGTTGATTCTACCGATATCTTTCATTGTATATCGTCTATGGTCAAAACTTCTTACTCTTATCTTACTGATATCTTTTGTATATGCTGGAATGAACAATTCGAACATTTCGATTGCTTCGTCTACAGCTTTTGGTTTTGTTGGTGATAAAGAAGGATTACCTGTTGATATCTCAAATAGTCCGTCTCTCTGTAAGAAGATTCTATCTATTCTAGAAGTATAGAACTCAATATCACCTGTTGTGTTTAAGCCTGGGACTGGTGTGTCTAAAGCACTTGAACCTGTTCCAGTAAATACTTTACTGTTGTATTCGAATGGGTCACCAGTTAATCCAGTTGATATATTTGCTGGACTTGTTGGGTCGGGGTCTGCACTAGAGAATGTTGAAGAACTATAAAGTTGTGCAACTGTAGGTCTAAAGTCTACTGCATCTGATAGTTCGTATTCTCCGTCTGGCTCTAATCCACCTAAGTCTACTTTGTTTGGTGTGTAAACTGGGATTTCTTTATAGTCAATACCTGAATATGAATTTACATCATAGAACTCACCACCACTTGAGGTAAAGTTATCGAATACAATTAGTATTGAATTGTTTGGTAAAGGTTGCCCTGGCTTTAATGTTATTTTTGCATGGTCATAATATCCGTCTCTTTGACCGTTATCAAAGAAGTATCTATCTGTAATGTTATCTGACCCTGTTGTTATTGTTCCTAATGTTGCAATTGCATTTGAAGTTTGACCAACAACACTTTCACCGTCTTCGAATACAAAGTTATTTGTGTAGTAAAAGTATGTGGCTGCACCTGAGTTATATTGTATAACTCTTGCTCTTGCACCTGAAGTTTGACCTACAAGTATTTCGTCTTTAACTGGTAAACCAGTTACACTACCAAGGATTGCACTAGGAGGTAAAGGTGTTGAACCGCCTATACCCTCATAGATTCCTCTTACTGCAAGAACATCAGCAACACCTAGTGTTATATCTTTATGGTCGTATGCAGTTCCGTAATCTACACTTGAAGATTTAGCTGCAGTTACGATTGAACACCTTGACCTGTTCAATGTTTTATCTCTGTTTACTGGTGCATCTAAATTAACTGCATATGATACAATATAGTCGACACCGTTTGCAGCTGAAGTTGTAAATTGATATTGTTCAGTAGTTGCAGTTGGATTTGATTTAGCACCTGCTGTTGCTACTGGGTCTAACTCGTCTCCTAGATTAACACCTGAACCACCATTTAAATCGTATACAGATAATTGGAAATTATCTTGAGACATTTGTAAGAATGATTCGTTGTTATCGGTTGTTAGGGTTACTTTACCACCACTAACTCTAATAACTTTTTGTTTCTTAACTGTAACTTGGTCGGGTGTATGATTTTTTACATAATCTCTTGGCCATGCATAAATCGATACTGACTGGTCTTGGTCATAAATTTTTGTTCTTCGTCTTGTTGTATTACCTTGATATACTGCAGTTGAATTTGCTGTTAAGACTGCAGCGATACTACTTGTTACTGAGGAAACTATTAAGTCTTGTCCTGAAGCTGGGTTATGAACTATATCACCCTCTTTTAATTCTGCAGTAAATCTTGTTCCGAATCCAGTAAGGTCGGTTCCATTTTGTTCAAAGATAACTGTTCCTGTTAATTGTGTATCTTGGTCTACGATTAAATCTGCAGTAAAGTCAGCAAGAGTTGCGTCTGACCTTTCTTGACCCATACCTCTAACTCTGTCTATGTTATAAGACCTAATTTCTCTTGAGGTGCTTCTATATGTATCACCATATGAGGTGCAGGCAAAGTCTCCGTCTCCTGTTGAAGTGATTGCTTCACCGTGGACAAAGGTTCCAATTACATCATGAACATATAATGCATTTGAATTATTATCATATGCAACAATACCTGTTGCACCTGAAGTTCCACCTGTTACTTTATCACCAGCATGTGCAGTTCCAGTATGTGATTGATATCCAATCTTAGTAAACATTTTTATATCAAAGAGATATAAAGAAGTTTCTGCTAAAGTTGTTCCGTAATTTTCTATATGTCTAACCCTTGCAAAACCAATATGGTCTTCCGAGTTTAATGTTCCTGCTGAAGATATTTTACTTGGGAATAAATGAACTGGTGCAAAAGGTGTTAATGCTTGTTGTCCTGCTTCATTACCAAAATCGGGATAACCATAAGTATTTGCAACTTTAACATAGTTACCTAATCTTGAAGGTGTCTTTGCACCTGATATTGTTGTTGTTTGTCTTGCTTTGTTTATGTTAAGGTTTGTTGTTCCGATTTTATCAATCTCGTAACCTTTAACATATGCTTTTCCTGGCGATACTTGGAATACAAATTTACTTTCGTCACCACCTTGTGCTTTAAGATAGAAACCTGCGTTTGTTGTATCGTCTAGATGTTCTCTAAGACTATGTGTAAATTGTTGAACTATGAAATCACCATTTGCATCGAATGTTCTTCGTGCAAGTGTGTTTTCTATTTCTGTATAAATTGGTCGTGTTGTTTTTAATTCTATAACACCGTTGTTTACTCTAACTAATTCAACGAAGTTTGCGTCTTCTGTTGAAGTTAATGCATATTTTGATAGAGTAAGTGTAAACTTAAGTCTGTCAGCACCAGCTGCATTCTCATTTGAAGTTCCCTGAGCATTATCATACAAAGAACTATCTTCTGCAGTTGATATGAATGATTCTGTAATTGTCAAACCAACTCTGTAAGAAGGTTTTGAATTGTATTTTTCTAAAACTAGTTGTTGTGCTGGAACTCTTACAAAGAATCCTCTAATGTATACAACACCTTCTGATATATTTGCAATTGAAGTTCTACCAACTGGTGTTACACTTTGAGGTGCAACTTTAAAATGATTATTGTTTGAAGTGTCTTCAGTTACATCACCATCACTATTAAATCCACATGGTGCTAATTCTTCGTCACCTGAGAATGCAAAAGAGTTATTTGCATCTGTTCCTTGTCTTTCTAATCTGATATAAAGAGTAATATAATCTGTAGAGGTTTCTGCATCTGAATTGATAACCTTTGCAACAACTCCTGAAGTTTTTCCTACAAGATATTTGTCATGATATGTTTCTCTATATGATTCTACTGCAGCGTCACCACTTGAGTTAGGGTTTGAAGCTAAAACTTTGACATAGTATAAATCAAAGTCTACATCAGACTGAGCTCCAGTAACAATTGAACCTTCTTCGAAGAAATGGTCACCAAATTTTTCAATTTGATTCTGTAATAGAGATTGTGATTGAATTAATTCTCTTGCTTGAAGAGGTCTTCCTGCTCTATATAGAACTTTGTGAAAATCTTTTAACTCCGAATAGTCATCGTAATAGGGTGATATGTTTAAATCAGTCTTCTGCGCCATAGTTTACTCTTATGTTGTTTAAGATGTAATTAAATTACATCTGAATAATCAGTTTAATATCCTCGATTTGGTCTGCAGCTCTTGTTACAGCACCTCTATTTTCGACATACATGATATTACCTGAGTATTTTACTATTTCGGGGAATGTAGAATCAACAGCACTCACTGTTCCGATACTTGAACTCCCTTTGTATACAGTATCAGAAGAAGCAAAGTCTACATATAATCCAGCATTATTTGCTTGAGGGATATGTGAAACTACATTTCCTGATATGGATACAATTTTAGAAACTGCAACACCTGAACCATTTGAACTTGCGTCCATGATTGTGTCGTCTACTGATAGACCTGTTACAGATGACAATGTCATTTTGTGATAGGCTGCATAGTTAGTTCCTGTTGCAACTGTTGTTCCTGAAGAGAAAGGGTCTTGGATTAGACCAATTCGTCTGAAATCGTTGTCTGTTGGGAAATCACCAGCACCTTCTGCAAACTCTAATCTTGAGTTTACCATTACGAAGTTTCCACCCAATTCTTCAACTGGGTTTGCACCGTGACCATATAATGGTGAAATGATTGGTGTTAAAACTGCACCTGAACCACTACCGATACCTGAGATATTTGCAACATCTATAGAAGCTCGTCTATAGTTTGCACCAACTGCTGTTACAGTAACATGAGTAATAACTCCTGAACCGTTAGTATGAACCGTGCATCTTCCGTTTCCGTCTCCGTCACCAGCAATAACAACATTTGTTAATGTTGCAGATGCAGAATAACCTGAACCACCATTATCTACTTTAATGTGGTGGATTGCACCATCGATAGCTTGGTTTTCTACTTGCCATTGTGAAGAAGAGTCATCTGAAACACCACCTAAAGCAGCTTTTGCACCAATAGTTTTAACGGGAATAAAATCTGTAGTAGTAAATTTAATTGTATCGGCAGCTGATACAGTATACATATACTTCCAAAGATAACCTCTTCCTGTTTGAATACCTGAGTCATTAGTTTCAACTAATGCTGTTGGACTAGTTCCAGTTGGTTTTACAGTTGAGTTTACAACTGCACCATTTGAATCCCTTCCACTTCTAATACATTTGTATACATTATATTCATCAGTAATAACATAAAACCTTGAATCGTATATGTTACTTGAAGAACTTGCACTTGAAGTATTGGAAGCTGAAATAGTATGGTCATACTCGTCATACTTTGTATTACCTGTTGAATCCCAGTTTCTTCGTGTTAATGCATGAGTGACATCTGCTGAAGATACTTTCTTCATTGCCACCATGTCTGAAAATGCATCCATTTCCTCACCAACTGAGTTTGCTGGTGTGTCGGGTGCCGTGTCGTCTGTCCAAGGGAAAGACCTTCCTATGAACATGTATGTTGAGGAAACATTCTCCCCAAAATCTTCTATGAATTGTTTAGCACTATGTGTTCTAAACTTTTCGGTTATAATTGCTGCCATTTTAAATCTCCGTTATTGGTATTTATATACTATTTATAAAGAACTCAAAGTAGAATTAGTTATTTTTGATGATTTTACATAACTACTATGAGCTATATGAGTTCTCTTGTTACTTTGATTATCAAAGTTCTTCATTCTTAGACTTGGTAAGAAGTTTTGTAGGTGATTGAATGTCAATCCTGAAGGGTCTGATTCTTCTAATAATATCGACCCATATCCATCTTCTAATACAATTTGGTCTTCGTCTGCGTCATTTGATACATCTTCGTCCAATAGATAATAAGAAATATTATAAATCTCTTGGTTACTTAATTTATTTATGTCACCAATAGTATAGTTCATTGGTGCATATGAAGTAATGCTTGTTCCTTGAGTTGATTCGTCAAGCATAACTCCACCGTCTTCTAAAGTAATCTGCATATCGTCTTCAGTTCTTAAAGAAGAAGTGTTATAGTTTGCAACTCTTTCTGATTTCAATACACCTAAAGGCTCTGACATATATGATGCATCTTCTAACTCCATATAGTCTCCGTCTTCAAATATAAAGGTTCCACCTAGTCCGTCACCCTCGGGTGCTTCCATTCTGAAGTGTGAATGTTCACTTTCTAGTTGCATTAATCCACCGTCCTCAAATACCATGTTCTCGTCTTCTAGTTGGAACGAAGTCATTACAATACCTAAATCTGCATGTCTTCTTTCGTATTTGATTTCATAAGGTGAATGATATGGATTGTTTTGTGTATCTAAGTTTAAAGAAGTAAATCTATTTCCTGTTACAACTTTAACCTCTCCACCCATATTTGCGTGATTACCACAATAATAGTATAATGTGTCGGGTGTATTTTCGTCAAATAGTGCTTCTAGAGAAAGAGTAGAACTATTTGAAATACCAGTTGTATATTGACTTCCACCACCATGAGTCCCGTCTGGCGTTGTTGAGAATCTTACTGGGTGAATACTTGGGTGTGAAAAGTCATATGTTATACCTCTCTGTAAAACGAGAGTTGGTTGTTTTTCACCATTCCAATAAAACTTACCACCACTTGCTGTAATTTCTCTGACTGCTCTGATTGGATTTGTTTCTATTCTTTCGGGTATTAATACTTTTGCATTTGCAAGAGACTTAATCATGAATAAGTTTACATGTCTCTGTTTAAAGTCTTCGGCAGTCGGGTGTGTATTTCCAATTGTTGTTTCGTCTGTAGGCATATAAACAACAAGTGGACTATTGAGTTCTGCTTGTTTAGTATAGATTTGAACCTGAGTTAACATGTTAGTGATTGCATTAACATCAGGTGAATCCTCTAATATTAAATGATAACCATTTTCTAACAAGATATTAGATTCGTCATCTCTTGTAACTGAATCTGCAAGTTCTAAATCAAAATGATATGTTGGGAATCCTTGCATGATAATAGTAGGCAAGAAATTAAATCTAGATTCTCTTTCTACACCAGCTGCATTTGTAATCTCGTCAAACGGGTTTACAAATTCTTTAACTGCAACCTCACCAAAGAATATATGTCCTGAAGGGTGAACTAGGTCTTTAACAATAGACCTATATTTGTTAATAGATTCACCTATCTTAATAATATATGAATGTGATTGATATATTTTACTATCATGAATATTGATTGCTGACGAATCGATAGTTCCCTTATCTGTTAATAATTGTTTTTGTATAATACCTTCACCACCGAGTTTACCTCTACCAGTGTAAGGATTGAATTTTAGTATCTTAAATGTATCGGTGTTGTTGTATAATATTTCTTCGTTATCTAGGAAACACCCGTCCATTTCTTTGAAGGTTAGGATTTGCCTATTAGGGTCATATAATTCCACCCTTGCAGTCGTTCCTGTTATCCTACCTGTAAATGTTAAATCTTGAGTTAGTGTTGCAGACGGTGTTGTAATTAACATTTTATAGAATGTTGCACCACCAATCACTGGGTCTTCATTGAATTTGTAACCTTGGTCTTGAATGTTGATAGAACCAACCCCACCAATCTCGTCTGAATAAGCAACAAGTTTTGCACCTGTTCCACTTGATACTTTAATTAAACTAGCTGCTCTCGTTATTCCACTAGTTAAACCTACGATAGATTCAGAAGATTGGAACTGACCTGTATCTGTTGATTCTCTTTTTACAACTAATCTATTCTTACCGTCTTTTGTTTCTTTTCTTATAATACTTGCAGTTGCATTTGAAGTTCCACCTCTTACAACTTCACCGATTCCAAATCCTGATAAATCGTCCATGTAAATATATCCGCCTGGAAATGCTCTAGGTAATTGAGTATAACCAGTTCCTGGCGAAGTAATATAAACTCTTCTTATATGTGATTCAGTTGTATTGAGTTGGACTCTGTCTCCGTCTTCTAATAATAGATTATTAAACTTAGTAAAGATTTCAATAATCTCATTACCACTCATTGCATTTGTAAATGTTACTCTATCATTTTTAAATGTATAGTCGGTATATGGAGTTTGTAATACACCGTCCTTAAATACTTTTACTTCGTTGTCATTAAAGAGGACTCTGAAACCATTGTTGTCCACTCCTCTAAAAATTGTTTGGCCTGGAATTGCAAACAATTCAAAGTGTCCGTATTCTGTTGCATTTTCTAATATTGCAACATCTTCTATTGCACCAATAACAGCTTCTGCAGCGTTACCGTCTGCATTTGAGTTATCGAATACAACTATATCTCCTCCGTTATATCCTGTTCCTCCTGCTTCAACAAAAACTTTTGTTACTCCACCTTTTCTTAGTCCGTCAATATTTGCTTGAGCAGTTAATGTGTCCCTGTCTCCTTTTCCTCCGATAAATTCTAGTTTATCGTTAAGAGAATACATTGAACCAAAAGATTGTTCGTCAATTACGATACCACCATTGGTTGAGTTATTGTAAGCTTTTACACCACTTGACAAACCACTAGAGTTTGCAGTTAAAGTAGCAGTAGTATCATCTACAATTGTTGCAATAGTATCTGTATAGGTATCGTTACCTACTTTATATGATATAGAATCACCTACCTTTAATTCAGATAAAAACTTTGTTAATCCACCAACTAAATTCGTTGTTCCGTCTGTTGTTATTATACCTGTTAATTCTGTTGATTCTAAAAGAAGAACACTACCGTCTTCCATTCCAGCATATATTGAAGATTCTGTATCAGTGTAATCACTCAATATACCTTTTACTACTGCATTGACTGTTGTAACTCCGTCTCTATCTACAAATTGACATGCTCTTTCTACATCAAAAGTTCCGAAATGATTGTTAGTAATTTCTAGAGAATATTCACCTGTTGTTGCATCTATGGTATATACATTTTCAACAATTGCTTCTGCAAGTATAGAAACTTCGTCATCTTGATATTGAATAACTTTGTCTGTTCCTTCTGGCTTCTCATTTACATTATCCATTTTAATTGCAATTCTTCTTTGGTCGTCATATGCAGATTCAGAAGCATGGATAGTATTTTCTATAGGATAAGATATTTCTGCGTCTTGTCCATATAGAAGTCTTAGTAAGAATTGTAATGACTCTGCTGTTCCTTTCTTTTGATATAAGTCATTAATATTTTTGATTGTTAACCTTGCGTCTTTAGTTTCGTCAATATCTAAAGAAGGTATGAAGTCTTTTTGGAAGTAATCTAAAAACTCTTCAGTTGTATTATCAATATCTGAATAGTTTAACAATTGATTGTTTGCAAGAACTGTATTGTGTTTATGTTTTTCTACGACACCTGAATTACCTGTTTGAGTAACACTTCCAATAGGTTCGTTCATTCTTGCTGTAACTGTTTCTCCTTTATCAAAACCATTACCTTCAATAGTTTTGATATAGAAGTTGTTACCATTGATTGTTAATATCTCTGCAACTGAACCAGTTTTTGAACCGACAATATACTGTCCTTTTTCGAAAGGAGTTGTATTTTGATAGTTTAAGAGATAAGAAGAATCTGAATCGGGAGCTGGTTTAACAGTTCCCTCTTCTAATAAGATATCACCATTATTATCTTCTAATAGGATACCTTCCAAATCTCCTTGAGAACTGAGAGTTAATATCTCAGCCTCAAGGAATTCGAAATATGATTTTAAGAACTGCTCAAAGATTGGTGCTTCGTCTTTAACAAAGTCGGGTAATAGATTAGGTAACCTATCTGATAACCTTTCAATCTCGAAGTTCTTAGACATATTAAGCTACTACTGCACCAACATTTGATACTATAGCCCAACCACCTAAAGCTGAACCTAACCATACACAAACAACTGCATCACCGATTGAGTTCAGTGTGATTGTTGTTCCGTTGATAAGATTTGTAGGTGTAATAACAACATTATTAGAACCTGCTGGTTCAGTTGCAGCTACGATGATTTTAATCTCACCTGTATCACTTGAATCAGGCAATGTCAAAGCAAGGTCTGAACTGATTGAATCAGCGTCTACTGCAATGATACCACCGTCAGCAATTGATTGTGCAGTCGAAACTGTTTGCACATCATTGATTGCTAAGTGAGTTGGTATTGCTTCGAAAAGATTAGATATTGCCAATCTTTTGTTTACTGGTGTTCCACTAGGGTCATCAACAACATGCAGAATATCGGCTGCACCGACTTCTGATTTATTCATAACCGTTAACGCGGTAATTTTTTTATCTGCCATTCTCTTTTCCTCCTATAATCCAATTGAATGGGAAACTACTCGGGGGACTCCCGACCACTTTATACATTTAATTAATAACTACTGGTTGAGGTTGTATTAAACCCTACCCCAGCACTCGATTCACCACTTGCGATGGTGTCTATCTCACCCTCTGTTTTAATATCATCACTAGAGATATCAATTAAGTTACCTCTTTCTGCAACGATATCATTTCCCGAAGGTATGACGGTGAAATCTATCGATGTATCAGTATTAACCGTAGAGGTTAATGTAATAGCATTGATAGTTATTAGTCCAGTGGAATAGTTAACTGTTCCAGCTGAACTATCTTGATATACTCTAGTTGACCCTGATAAGTAGTATCTTCTCAATACTCCATTACCATCATCGTCAAAATAATTTATATTGACGGAATCACCTTGAGTATAAAAACCTGTAGTTGTGGTAATACCACCTCCTGCTTTATTATGACCAGCATGAGGATTGAATAATGCATTACCAAAAGAAACTGTATATCCTTTAGAGTTTGAAGAAATTGTTGGTTTTAATTTTTTCTTCAATCTAATGTTTGTTGTATTTGATAAGATAGAGGAATCTGCAGCGTCAATTGTCTTTGTTAGATTTGAATGTCTAAAGATTGCGTCAAATCCATTTAGATTATCAGTATCAAATTGATTAATTGTATTCTTGACCAATGTTGCAAGTTCTCCACCTGTTAATGTTGTCAAGTTTGGATTGTATTTAAAAGTTGTTGTAATCAAAATCTTAACTATGTCTGCGTCTACGATTGTAGGTCTTACAGTCAACATGTTTAATTTATTTAGATTGGCAACAACAGAAGCTTTTTCTGTTTCAGATAAGTAATCTGCATTGTTTGGTTTCAATGCAATGAATACTTTACCATACTCGGGTGGGTTGTTGTCTTCACCACCCCATACTGCAACTGCGTCTGCATTTGGATAGTATTCTTGAACTTTTGCTTTGTAGTCGTTTAGTGTTACGAGTCTGTTTTGTGAAGTATAGAACTTTGTTGCTTTAAATTTTATTGACTCGATTGATTCTCTTTCTGAACCACCGTTTGCAGCTGAATCAACAACAATAGTTGAATCTGAATAACCATTGATTGTTGATACTTGGTTAAATTTCTTAGCTCCATTTGCATGTTCTTCGTCTACCACTATGTAATCAACTGTAACCATATCACCGTCTAATAAAGCTGCACCTAATGTTCCGTCACCAAAGTAAATCTCTAAGAAACCTTCTTCGTTTTCTTGAGTATAATATATTTTAGAAGTTGTGGTGATAGTTGATATATCAGTTGACAATGCATATGAAGAAGTTACTCCTCCTGAGTTTACAGTAACAGTAATTCTATTTGCGTCTACTCTTTTATTTGATAATACATACTTTGAATTTTTAAGTTGTGTATCATGAACAAAAATATCTTGTGCGTATACTCCTTGAATTAATTCTACATTTGAATATGTGAATTGATTACTATCTACAGTTGGTGTATATGCAGTTGGTGTTACAAATTCGTAGTTAGTTCCTTCATATACAGTTTTAAAGATTGTTCCCCTAGGCATAATCATTGAATTGATTGTTGGAACTGAACCGTCTGCAGCTCTGACATTATTTAAAACCATAGTTACATTTGCAGAAGCAGCTTTTTCTGAAGCAGGAGTAAATCCTAAATCCTTTGCACGGGACACAACATTCTTTCTAATTTGTGCTGAATCTAAGAACAACTCTGAAGCTGCAATGTTTGTATTTACTGCACCAATATGTGATGCATATGCAAGTAAGTCAATAAGAACTGACATTGTTGAACCTTCGAAGTTATAGTCCTTGAATTGTTCCTGACCTTTGAGATAGTTTTTTAGATTATCAGATATGTTATCGAAATCTAAATCCGTGATATTAATTTGTGAACTGTTTACTGCCATTATCGTGCCCTTGTTATATTAAATTCAACCTCTTGACCTGATAACCCATTTTTGATATTGTAGAATATAGTTACATCTAAACTGTTACCTTCTGTTTTGAATCGGCAACGAACATTTTCTACTCTAGGTTCAAAGTCTTCAATTGTCTTTGTAAGTCTTTCCTTTGCTCTGTTTAATTTTCTGTCGGTGTCTAATTCGAATAATAGTCCACGAATATTTCCACCCAAACTTGGTTTGAAAGGTCTCTCGTAATAGTTTGTAAGAACGATATTCTTTACTGCTCTCTTTACTGCATCTGCATCAGTCTTAACAGTTACATCTCCACTGATAGGGTGAGCTTTAAATAATAAATCAAGGTCGGAGTATGCTTCCTTGATTGCAACATTCTTACTTTTGTTTACATATTCGACCATAATACTATTTATACAAACTAATCAGGCTTCTTGGTTTTACCTGCTGAAGAACCTGAGGCAATTGTATGTGTATGAGTTGAAAGTTTAACACCTTTACCTGTTACTTCTCCTGTTGCAGTTATACTACTATCATTCTTCTGTGCTTTAGTTACATGAAGCGTTCCTGATATCTTAGTATTTGATATAATTTCTGTTCCTGAATTACCTGTTATTGTTATTTTACCTTCAGAAGTTATATCTGTTGTTCCACCAATAGTTCCAGTCATGTTTCCTTTTGTAATCTCTGAAGTTACATTACCTTCTGAGATTGTTTCGGTTACATTTCCTTTTAATACTTTTAAATCTACATTACCTGTATCAACTGTTATGTTTACATTACCATGTCCAACCTGTAAGTCAGCGTTACCAGCAACATATAGTTTATCGTCTTTTAGAATTGCAGTATAATTATTGTTTACAATTCTAGTAACCTCAGAACCGTCTGCATGAATCTCATGGAATGTTCCTGACCTATGGTGGATATTAATTCTTTCTTTACCTACAGTATCGTCTACTTCAACGACATGACCTGATTCTGATTGATATACTTTGTTATATGGATACACTGGTGCAGAATCTACATCTACAAAGTCTGCTAAAATTTGTTGTGTTTGTGGGTGAAATATATCACCTTTTATTTTGTGGTCTAATACTGAACCTCTTGCAAGTGAAGAGTAATCTGATTCGTCTGTATACAAAGGATAGAACGGTAACATTTCTTTTGTTACTTCTAGTTCTTCGATTGTAGAACCTGTATTATCGTAATTTATTTTTAATTCTTTTGGTGCCTTTGGAGCAGTATCCATTGCACTAGTAAGACCAAAACCTCTTCTTGAATCTTGCACTGGGTTTGGGCCATCGGGTGTATCATTATAATCTGCAACTGTTAATTGTCTTGGGTCATTGAACCCTCTTTCTACTGACCTAGTAATAAGTTGGTCTGAGATATCTTCTTTATATCCTGCTTGTGGTATACCTGCTACAGAACCAAGAATTATTGGGTCTTGTTTTGCTTGGTCTCTGAAATATCCAAACACTGTTGACCCCTCAATAAGTCCATGACCTGTTCCCATTCCTGATAATCCAGCAGAAGTTGTTGGAAGTATAACCTGACACCATGGTAAATCGGGTGTAGATATTAAAATCTTTTCGTCTGTATGAATCCCATGTATACGAACACGAACCCTACCAACTTGTAGAGGGTCTTGTCTATCTTCAACTATACCGTAAAAATATTCCATTATGTAGCGTCCTCGGGTGGTGTTGATTTATCAAGTGGTCTTGCAGTTTCGATTTTCTTTGCATAACTTTCTTTTACACATTCTATAAAACATAAACCTTGTTTTGTTTGTGGACTTCCTGATATTGATAAATCTGTAATTAAGTATCTATTGTCATTTACCTCGTCTTCAATATCACCAGCTCCCATAACTTCGGGTGAAGTAATATTTAATTTTACAATCATACCTACTGACAAATCTGTTCTTAAAGGTATTGTTGCAATGATTCTATGTTGTTCTAATACTTCTAGTAAAGCTCTTCTTTGTAGGATACCTGTATCTTTTAATTTTCTTGCTTCGAATACTTCGGGTTCTGATAATGATGTTGCATTATCAAAAACATGATTACTATGATAATCATTTATAATTAATACTTCGGGTTCTTTTGTTGGTTGTAATTCTATACCAATCTCATTTATCTTTGGTGAAGTTTGTGCGTCTTCTAAATTCTCTGCACTTAATACTCTTTCTAAATCGTCAACATATAACATAGGATTACCTGATACATGTTCACCTTTACCCATAACTGTTTCTAAATCATATATGTTTTCTTCTTCTAGTTTTCTAATAGGGTCGTATACCTTGAGAGTAGAAGCATATGCACCACCGACTGTTGCTTGTAATGTATCAAAGACTTGAGGTTTTTCATATTGTAATATTTGTGTATTCAATCCTTTCGGTGCATTTATGTTTTCTTGTTCACTACCTACAAGTGCATTTCTAGGAGTATTACTAAACTCTATAGGAAACTCCATACTCATCATAGTATCTACTGATTGAAATCTAAATCCACCTGTTAAGGTTTGAAAAAAGAACATACCATTTTTATATGCAGCTGATTCTCCGATAGAAGAATTGTTAACTATGTAATCTATTAATTGTCCTATATTCCAATTTGGACATATGAATTGTTTGTTCTCGGGAACTGTTTGTTCCCAACCGTCAAATTCTTCTCTATCAAATTTACAAAAGTCTATCAAAACATTTTGTAATATTTGGTCGTATCTTCCTCTCAATGCTTGACTTAATCTCTTCCTTCTTACAGTAAACATTTTAGGGTCACATATTCTGAACATGTATGTTTGAGTTAATTCATCAGGTCTTTGCACATTGTCAACCTTATAGATTCTAAATGTTTTATCAATTGAAAATTCGTCAGCTGATTTTTCGTCTGTTCCTTCTTTTTGTCTGATTGCAATCCTGATAAACTCCTGACCAGTCATTCTAAAGTTCTTTAATAAATTAATACCGTCCAATACAGATACATCACCTGTAACAAACTTATTAAAGATAGATTCATATAATTGAAAGTTACTTACCATATTGGTAAGGTCAACGGATTCGTTGTATTGATTTACGAGGGTTAAGGACTCAACGAAGAACTCACCCGCTGCAAAGTTTCCACTCATGATTTCATTACTTTTTCAAACGCAGATACAATCTGTTGTATCTTAGCTGGTTTGATAATTTTTATTTTTCTTTTCTCTTCGTTTTTTTCCCATTCGTCTTCCCAAAAAGTTTTTGCTTGATAGTCATTATCAAACTGATTTCTTTTTAGGTCACCTTTGAAATAATGACTTATACCGTCTCTATGGTGTGTTGTAAAATTAATTGAAAATGATTTACCTGAACTCTCTCCAGTAATAGTTCCCTCTGAAGGAGAGTCAGCACCAAAATCACCCTTGATTGATTTTACACCAATTCGTTTATGAGTTGGGTCGACTTTTATAACAATCCCTTCTGACTGAGCAGTCTTAACCTTTTCTCCTAATAAAAACTTACTAGAAGAATCTATGATATCTGAAGTGCTGTTTGCATTGATTAGATATCCGTCATATTTTTGTTTTATAAATTCTTCAAATTCCTGAGAGGTTTTAAACCAGTCAAAATAATTATCAAGGTCATTTACTAGATAAAGTGTCCAGTGTAAATCACCATTACCATAAATCTTAGAAGCAACTGTATCGGGTCTATCACCTTCTTGTAATTCATAAGTTGTATATTCAACTAATGAAGTTACAGATTCTTGTTCTATTCTAGACTTACGAAAGAAATCTTTGATAGTAATGACTTTACCATCACTTAACTTGTATTGAATATTTGGAAAGTTTTTAAA